CACCAGCGGCCCGCATCAGACTGTCGAGTTTGCATCCGGTGTCTCCGACCTGGACAACGAGGGTGTGACGTTCATCAGCACCGGCGGACAGGTGACAAGCCAGAACCTGGCGTACCACCGCGAAGCCATTACCTTCGGTATGGTTCCGCTGGAAATGCCCGATGCGGTTGTGTGGGGTAACACACAGTCTGAAAACGGCATGTCGATGCGCGTGTACAAGTGGATGGACGGCTCAGCCGACGAAGAGTACATCCGCCTCGACGCGATGTGGTTTGTTGAAACTGTGCACCACGACCTGATTGCTCGCCTTTGGGGCAGCTAAAGATCGGGTGACCTGAGCGGGGCCGGTTAGTTTCCCCTTCCCGGCTCCGCTCTTAATTTCACGGAGAAGTCACATGGCCAATCGTAAGGCTGCTACAACCTGGGCAGAGCACTGCAAGGGCAAACCCGGCTACGACCCGAGCGCTGACTACAAAGGCTTACGCCAGGGACCAGCGCCGGCCGCAGCGCCGGAAGAGCCCGACCTGGGCGCCGAGATCGACGAGATGTCACCAGGCGCTCTGAAGAAAGCCCTGGAAGAGCTCGAGATCGAGCCCGCATCAGGGAAAGGCTCTACCGACGCTAACCGCGAGAAACTGCGCGCAGCATTGGGGTAGGCCATGTCGCTTACCTATACCGAGATCACGCGCAACGCGCTGCTGAAGATCGGTGTGCTCGATGAAGAGCAGGCCCCTTCCGCTGTGCAGGTCCAGGACGGCACGCGACTGCTTAACGAGATGCTCGAAGAGTGGGACGCGGCCGGTTCTATCAAGCTCGGCTTTTACCCGCAGACCGGGGCGCACGACACCGTCGCGATACCCGATTGGGCAAAGCGCGCAATTACGTTCGACCTGGGCGTCCAGATGGCCAGCGAGTACAGCGTTGAGCTTTCGTCGGCCTTCACGGCGAACCAGGAAAGCGCTCACAGCCGGCTATTGGCTCGCTCGATCGGCGAGACCGTAACCACCTTTGCAGACGCTCCGATGGGATACACCAAGCGGAGTGTTGGCGGGAATAAAGGTGCTTACTGATGCTGCTGCCATTCTCGAGCTTCCAGCGCAAAGGCAATAAGGGCCAGCGCCTACTCAACGTCTACGCTGAGCCAGCGAGCCCTGACAGTGCGCAGCCGGTCATGTTGATTGGCTGCCCTGGCATCCGGGCCACGACGAGCTACAGCGAGCTGGAGTGTCGCGGTGTATTCCGCCACCAGGGATACCCGCATGCCGTCATGGGCACGCACCTGGTCAAGCAGACCGGCACGACGGTAACCAAGCTCGGCACGATACCCGGATCCGATCGCGTCCAGATGGCGAGCAACGGCAAGCAGCTGTGTGTGCTCGCGAATGGCGACGCGTACATACTCGAGGGCAGCACGCTCACCGAGGCCAGCGGCGACTACCAGAAAGCATCGGCCGTTACTGAGATAGACGGTCGCTTTGTGTTCACCGCGCGCGGCAGCAACAAGCATTTCTGCAGCGAGTTCTACGATGGGCTCGATTACGACGGCGCCCGCTTCGACCTGGCGGACAAGTACAGCGACAACGCTGTGGGCATCACCGCGTCCGAAGTCATGATTATTATTGGCTGCGAAGAGACCACCGAGTTCTGGTACAACGCTGGCCTCTCGCCTTACCCGTATCAACGCACGCCTGGCGGCTTAACCAACATCGGGCTGCGGGCAAAGCACAGCTACGCGACTGACGAGAGCGGAACCTATTTTCTGGCTTCCGACAACACCGTGCGCTACATACCGCTGGGCAGCACCGAGGCTATCAAGGTGAGCATTCCCGGAGTCGAAGAAAAGATTGCCAAGTACGAAAAGCGCGAGAACGCCTGGTCGTTTATCTCGAACGAAGACGGCAACAACATGTATCACCTGGTGTTCCCGGAAGCCGGCGCTTGCTGGGTGTTCAGCATCACATCGAAGCTCTGGCATGAGCGCGGATCGCTGAATAAAGATTACTGGAACGTCGGCGGGCACTGCTCGATCAATGGCGAGGACATTATCTACGACCGTGACTCCGGTAACATCGGGCAGCTCGATCCGGACCACTACAGCGAGTGGGATTACGAGCTGTTGCGCTCGTGGACCTACTCGAACGTCAGCGGCAAGGGCAAGTATGTCCAGCACCACGAGCTGCAGGTCGAGATCGACACCGGGTGGAACCCAAGCCTGGGCCAGGAAGCACAGCTCATGCTCGAGATCAGCGACGACGGCGGCGAAACCTTCCGCGGTCCGCGCACGGTCACGGCATGGAATCGCGGCGAGTACGGCCGGCGGGCGAATTACCACAAGATGGGCCGCGCGCGTAATCGCGTCTACCGGGCCTCGATAACCGACGATGTGAAACTTGTCGTTCGCGACACGCAGCTCCGCGCTACTGGTGCGGTTTTACCGCAGAGGGCGGCATGAGCGTATTCTTTTCCAGCACGCCGGTTCTTATCCCGAAGAAGTTTCGGGAGCTTATCGGCCCGCTCGAGAAAATGCAGCGCGATGTCGTGGGCGGTGTAGAGGAAAAAGCGGACGGCGCGCAGATAGCGGCCGACAATGCGCAGAGCGACGCGACGTTATCCCTGGCGCAGGTGCAAGCTCTGGCAGAGGCAAACGCGGCCGCTGTCAAGCGCAGTAACTTTTTGAGGCACTGGTATGCCGGCGGATGAAAACATACTCGAGCAGGTTGTTCCTGTCGCCTCGACATTGACGGAGCTCTACACAGTGCCTGCCGATCGGCGCGCTTCGGTGAGGCTTTACGTGGCTGCAATAACAGGGGCCAACGTTAAGGTGTCGCTGCGCAAGGGCGGCGAAGCGGACGACCCGAAGCAATACCTGACGCACGGCGAAGTGCTTGCGGCCAACGCTGACGAATCCATACCGACGACCGGCTATCCGCTGCTGCTTAGTGCTGGCGACATGGTGATGGTAGAATCTGACCAGGCGGATACAACGTTTCAAGCAAACGGCTACGAGGACGACCAGCCGTCATGAGATTGGTAACCGAAAACGCAGAAGAGATAAACGCGATCATGAACGCGCCTGGCTGCCGTGAAGAGCACTTCCCGCCAGGGTTTCTCGAGAACAACCCGAACGCGAGGCACGACTGCCAACCGGTCCTGGACGCGGGCGGTTTTAGCATCGTTGAGAAGGGTGCCGGCTGGCTGTTCAACATGGTTGGCGTCGGGACCTACGAGGGGCACTCGGCGATACTTCCGGAATACCGCGGCCAGCGCACGCTGACTTACTTTGACAAGTGCATCGACACCGCGTTCGTTGAGACAGACGCGATGGAAATAATAACGCGCTGTCCGAGTGAAGACCCCACGACCAACGCGATTGCAAAGCGCCTGCGCATGAACATGCTCTACACCGCTGCAGGAATTTGGGGCGGCGGGGACATGGAAGTCTACTCGCTGCCGCTCAGCGTGTGGGCAAGCAAGATACGCACGCGCTACGTCGAAAAAGGCAAGTGGCTGCACGAAGAGTTCGAGCGCAACGGTTCGCTTCACGAGGACCACGAAGACGACGATACGCACTTTCATTACGCAGGCCTGGCTATCGAGATGGGCCAGCGAGGAAACGCACCGAAGGGCGCGCACCTTTACAACCTGTATGCACAGATGGCCGGCTACGACCCGATCATGATTCTGTGCCTGGACCCGCTCGTCATACGGACGTACTGGCGGGACACGAAAGACCTGGGCAGCCCAGCAGAGGCTGTTGATTACCTGGTCTACAAGGATCGACTAGAGAGGGTGGAAAGCTAATGGGCGTCGGTGCAGTAGTTGGAATGGGCGCCGCTACGATCGGTAGCGCGGTTATCGGAGCGAAGGGCGCTAAGTCGGCGGCCAACTCGCAGGCGGCGGCAGCTCGGTACGCGGCTGACGTCGAGCGCTGGAAGACAGAGCGCGGTATCGAGCTAAGCGCGCCACAGCGCCAGCTCGGCAACTCCGCAATGAACGTGCTTGGCAGTGCGTTTATACCGGGCTGGAAGGGGCTGATTACTGAGGGCCAGAACACCGGCACCGGTAAGCGCATGAAGCCGATCACGGCAAACCGTCTCGCCAAGCAATTCGACCGCATGCCCGGAAACCGCTTCCTTATGAACGAGGCGATGGACCAGGTACAGTCTCGAGCAGCCGTAACGGGCTCTGCTGTCGGCGGCAACGCGCTTTCGGCCATTAGCGACCGCACGCGGGCAATGGTCCGGGCTCGGTCGCTCGACCCGCTGTTCCAGCTCGCCGGCTACGGCACATCCGGCGCCGGCATGGCGGCCAACGCGCTTGCGGGCAATCGAGAAGGCGACGCAATTTACGCGGGCGGTGTGGGCGCTGCAAATGCGAAGCTGGCTGGAACCGCTGCAATTACGGGCGCGCTTAACTCGGGTGTCAGCAACTGGCTCACCTATCAGGGCCTGCAGCCACCGTCGGTTGGCACGCCAACACCAACGCCAACCAGCTACGCGTCGCCTTCGCCTTCGCCAGCTGCAAGCTGGGGCGCTCAGAACGCCGCGGTGATTAACCAAAATTCGAGGCCCGTTATCACATGAGTTTTAATGCGCAGCCAAACTATCTAGCAGCCGTGCCTCAGCAGGTCGACTACGGCCAGGTCATGGGCAACGTCGAAGCTATTAAAGGCGCGCGAGCGAGGAACGCGCTTGCAGACCAGTCGATGGCGATGAACGAGCAAGCAATGGCCATGAACGACCAGACGATGGCCTCTAATGAAATGGCCATAGCGTTTAAGCAGGCCGTTGCAATGGGCGACATGGAGACGGCAATGCAGATGGACCCGCAGGCCACCATCGAGCTCATGCAGAAGCGCGAGGACCTGGAAGTAGCGCAGTTCGATTCGCAGACTCGCGCGGCGCAATCCATTTACAGCGTTATTGCGCCATTCCAGGACATGACCGACCAGCAGGTGTTGCAGATGGCGCCAATCGCCATTCAGCAGCTGCAGGCTCAAGGCCTGGGCGAGGGGCTCAATTTTGTGCCTGGGCAGACAACGGCGGATCAGGTGCGTTCTGTCATTGGAAATACCATGCAGCAGATACAGCCATACCTGGAGCCGAGCCAGTGGACGGGCGGCCAGGCTGCAATCGACCTGCAGACAGGTGAGCCCACCTACATGCAGACCGACCAGTACGGCCGCAGTCGGCCCGTAGAGGGTTACGCCCCACCGCCCACTAAGGGCTTCAGCGTTACGACCGCAGATGGCACCGTTGTTGAGTATGGCGCTGGCGCTGGTGGCGGAAACATGGAGAAGACCACCAGGAAAAATCTCGAGGAAACAATCAACGCCAGCGCTAACTCGCTGGGCACGCTAGGTCGCATGATCGACGGATTCGAGAGCGACTACCTCACGCTCGGCGGCAAGGCAAAAGCCTTTACGCTTTGGGGCAAGGCGAGTCTTTCGCCAGAATTGCTGACGCCACAAGAGCGCAATTGGTACAGCAAGATGAACACCTGGCGAGTGGATGCTTTCGACTTTATGAACGAAGAGATCAAGCGCCTGACCGGTGCCGCCATGTCGGAGCCTGAAGCTGTCCGGCTGCGTAAGGGCATGCCTGATCCAGAGAACGACGATCCGATCACGTTTATGGACAAGGCCAGGGCCAAGATGCGCAAGCTGACATTGGTACGTGCCCGCGCGCATTACTATCTTGAGAACGGCATGCAGCCGCCGGCGGACAAGAATAAGCCGTGGGCTGTTGGCATCGACGAGATGGAGCAGATCATCGAAGACCGCGCCGAGAAGCTCTACGAGATTTTCAGCGCCGGCGGTGACGACGAAGAGCGCGCACGGGTCCGCGCTGACCAGCAGACCGCAGCGGAGTTTGGCTTATGAACGCGCTCGAACGCATCCAGGCCAACGCACAGAGCGCAGCCGAGCTGCTGGCCGACCCGGCTAGCATCCGGGTGCCAGAGACGTTTGGCGACGCCTACGGGGCTTACACGCGAAAGACGGTCCCTGAGCTCCAGGGCGCCCCAATCGCCGGCGGCATGGCGTCCGGTGCGCCACCGCCAGCACAGTACGTTCAGGTGCCCGCGCAGCAGCCGCTGCCTGGCGAGGGCGGCTTCGGCACTGAGCTGAAAATGGGCATGATCGACGACCCGGAGAAGCGCTTGCGCATGCTGAGCGACGACACCGGCATTCCGCTCGATCGTATGGGGTACGTAAATGGCGAACCCGTATACGTGAATGACGAAGGCAATTTTCAGCGCTTTACGTCAGGACCTGGCGCGGTAGGCGGGGCTGTTATGGCTCATTCTCCAGAGGTCGCAGGTGGCATCGCTGGCAGCATTCTCGGCGGCATGAGGGGCAGGCCTGACGCTGGCGGTGCGCTGGGCGCTATGGGCGGTCTGGCTGTTAAGAAATGGCTCTCCAACCTGCTGTGGGATGATCCGATTGGCCTGGGCGACCTGGGCGAAGTCGCGCTTGAGGGCACTCTCGACATTGCCGGCGCAAAGGGCCTTAAATTGGCCGGCAAGTTGCTGCGCCGCCAGGGCGTGCCCGGCATCGAGAAAGTCGACGGAGCGGCCGCCATGAGGCAAAAACGCAGATTTACGACGCTACCGGCATAGACCTGGACTTGGCGCAGCTGACTGACATTGAAGGCCTGAAGCGAATCAAGACCTGGGCCCGCAATTATCCGGGCGAGGCTGGCGACATCATCAAGGCCCACGACGACCTGGTGAACGGTCAGAGCATCGAGGCTATCGAACGCCTGGCTCGGGCCGTCGGTGAGTCCGGCGATCCGGCTGCTGCCGGGCTGCGGGGCATTAACGCTGCGTCCGCTGCAATCGACATGGCGAAGGCCGAGGTTGACCGTGTTGTGGGCCCGCTCTACAACGACGCGTTCAGCGCCGCGCGTGAGCAGGGTTTGCGCATCGACATCAGCGGGCAGATAAATCAGATCGACACCATGCTCAAGTACGCGAAGGGCAAAGAGGCTCGCTGGCTGAAGGAAGCGAAGGGCTACCTGCAGAAGAACCAGAAAGAGCTGCAGCCGAAGCGCGACAAAACCGGCAAGGTAATGTCCGGCAAGGATGGCAAGCCCATTCTTGAGGAAGTGAAGGTGCCCGAAAGCACGCTGATCGGATTGCACCGCGCGAAGCGGGCGCTCGATGAGATGCTGGCACGCAAACCTGGCGACGGCGCTCTGTCGCGCGATGCTTACTTCGACGTGACGTTGCTCAAGAAAGAGCTGGTGGACCGGCTGCGCAACGAGAGCCCCGAGTACGCGCAAGCGATGGATGTTTTCTCGCAGGCGAAGAAGGCCATTGTTGATCCGCTCGAGCAGAGCGTTGTTGGCGTGCTCGCAAAAATACCGGAGCACAACGCAGCGCAGGCTGCCTCTAAGCTGTTCACCGGCGGCCGCATAACCGCTAAGGAAATGCGCAAAGCGCGCAACGCCATCAAGGCGGTTGAATCGGCGAACCCGAACATGGAAGGGGCCTGGGGCGACATGGTGTCCGACTGGATCGGCTACACGCTGAACCAGGCAATGAAGGAAGGCCAGAGCACCGGCGGTCAGCCCGTCAACACGGCCGGCAAGTGGCTGCAGAAAGCATTCGGCACGCAGGAACAACGCGAGGCCCTGAGGGTAGCTGTGGGCGGTGACGCATACGGC